CGGTGATCTGTCCGCCGCCCTTGAGTGTTTCAAACGCCTGCAAGAATTGCTGTCCGCCGATCTGGTCAAGCAGCACTTGGAAGTCCGCCGGCGCCGTGCCGGGAACCTTCGGCAAGATACTGCTCTTGCCCGTGGCGTATTGCCGCCCAGGGTGCGTCTTGGTCTTTTCCAACAAGTCATCCATGTAGGACGCCGTCTCAAAGGTCTTGCGCATCGCCTTCATGCGGTTCTCTTCCAGCACGTCTGCCTCCGTCTTCAGCTTGCGCGTCTGCTCTTGGCGAACTGGGTCGGCCTGCATCATGGCCACCTTGCGGTCTTGCTCCATGCGCGACTTTTGCTGACTAAGGATAAACTCGGCAGCGCCTTGGGGAGTAAACTGAATGCCGCGCTTGATCGCGCGAAGGAGTTCCTTTTGCTCGTCGGGCAGCGCATCGAAATCTTCCGGGCTTTGCACGCGCAGCGAACCGAAGTCAAAAGACATCCCGGTCGCTGGGACTTCCATCGCTGCCGCATCGTTGAAAATTTCTTCCGGCGCCGACAGATCGTCTTCGTAGGCTGGGACGCCGTTCATATCGGTCACACCAGCCTCGAGCTGGGCAAGCGACATGCCGTTGTCCATAGCCGGGAGGGGCTCCTCGTCTTGGTAGTATGGGGGCTGTAGGTTGCGCGGAGGCATGTTAGCGGACGTAGTCGAGGTTCACGTTTGCTGGGACGCCCATAGTTCCTTGGCCAGCGGCAACCCTGCCTTGTGCGGCAGCGGCTTCGCGCACCCTGGGCATCGCAGCCGTCAGCGACTGCTGGTTCTCCCGAATCCCAGCATTCCGATTGGCCATATACATATTACTAATCTGCCCAAGCGAAGAAAACAGCGTGCTGCCGAATCGCGCTTTATCGCGGTCAGACTCAAGGCTTTTCCACTGTTCCATTATGGCGTCGCCGTCCTCGCCAAAGGCCGGTGCCACCACCTTCATCAAGTTGCCGTAGATCTTTGAGTCGCTCTTGTCCTGCTCCTTTTGCGCGTAGGCGCCGATGATGGTGTCTAACAGTCCACCACCGCCACCGCCACCGCCGCCGCCACCAGCGGACGCCATGGCAGCACCCGCAGGCCCGCCGACAAGAAACGCGGCGACCTTCTTGGCCGAATCTCCGACGAATTGGGCGCCATCCAAGATAAGCTGATGCTGCCTTTGCGCCCGCATCAGATCGGCTTCGGCCTGCGCTTGAATTCCTTGCGCGTCATAGCCCGCCGCCCGCTCTAATCCCTGACCATAAATCTGGCCAGAGATATTATTCACTGTTGGATTGTATTGAAACATAGTTGTTGTCCTTTTTGGTTAGGCTGCCTTGGCAGACATAAGCTCCTCGGCAAGCGCCGCGCCGATGACCATAGGCTTGATCGTCAGGCGCTTCTTACCCTTGTAGTCCACTTCCTCGACGGCTTCCGGCAGCACCTTCTGCACGTCTTGGGCCATGAAACCCTTGTGCTTCTTCTTGTCGCCCTTGTAGCGAAACTCGTAAGCCGTCAGCCCCAGCACGTTGCCAGCCGTGCCGATAGGCTTCACATCAGTCTTCATCCGCTCGTCGGAGAAAATGTTCCCGACTGCGCCAAGGGCGGTCTCATACCATTTTGGCCGCGCCGCTCTTGTGGCAGCCGCGGAAATGTTGGCCGCGTTTGTCTGCGAGTTAGCCGCCGTCTGACCCGTCTGAATGGCCGTGGCATTGTTGAGCCACGAATTGTAGAGACTATCCCCGCGATTGACGTTGAACGATCCGGTGTTGGCGAAGAGATCCAGCGCGTTGTTGAAGCCGCCCTGCACCGTATCCAGCGCTCCAGCTTGAGCCGTCTGCCCGAGTGACAGTCCTCCTTGGATGGCGCGTTGATACGGATCGAGGTCGGCCATCATTCCCGCGCCAGCTTGGCGCAAGAGTGCCGAGTTGTTGAGCAGCGCACCGCCGATCTGGCGGCCGCTCATGGCCGTGTCCGCGCCGGCAGCGCGAAGGTCTCCGGCCGTTTGCGTGCCGAGCACGTTCATGCGGCCGCCGGCGTCAAACAGTCGCCCGGCGATTTCTCGGCCGGACATGCCGATTCTTCCAGCGGTGTCGTAAAGATTACCGCTGGCCGTGGCCATGTTGCCCGCTAGTTCGCGGCGAGCGTTGACGTTTTGTTCCCGAAGATTATTGGCGTCGGCCGCAAAGGCGCGGCGTTGATTAAGACGCTGATTGGCGAAGCGGTCACGGTTGAGCAATTCAGCGCCCAGCGCCGCATTCCCCGTGGCCATCCCGCGGGCCGCCATGCCCTGTCGGGAGGACTGCGTGGCGTCCCGTAATTCTTCGGGAGACAGCGCACGGCCCATGGCCAGCTCGGCTTGGCCTTGATCGTAGAGTGCCTGCTCGATGCCGGTCGGACCCGCTTGGGCGAAGGCATTGCGCGACTGATCGGCCAGCATGCTACCGAGACCGCCGATCTGCCCCATGTATTGATCGCCGATCTGCGTCACCTGCGGGGCCAGCCCGTAGATATTGTCCGCGGCAAAGCCGGCCTGCTGCTGTGCCAGCGGCGCGAGGTTGGTGATCTGTTGGCCGGCCGCGTCTCCCGTGGCCATCGTGCTGTTGCCGATGGTGCCGAGTTGGTTGGCGGCGCCGAAGGACTGATTGACCTGATTGCGGGCGTCTCGGGTGTAAGCGTTGTCGAGTTGTTTGGCGAAGCGACCTACTTGGTCAAACTGTTGATTGGCCAGCTGGTTGAACAGCGGCACCTGTGCCGTGCCTTGGGCGCCGACAAATTGGGCGCCGCCTTGGTTGGAACCACGCAAGACTTCGGGCGCATTGACACCGGGGCCGAGGTTCGGCCTGTTGCCCAAAAATCCACCCCCAGAAGGCGGCGCCGTTTTACTCAAGCCCGATCCGGCGCCCGTCAGAGTGCCCGGCAGCGGCTTGGGTGGCGCGGGCTTCGGCTTAGGCTTGGCTGCCGGTTTAGCGGCGGGCTTTGCCGCAGGCTTGGGTTTGGGTTTGGTTTTCGCGGCCATAATTACTGTCCCTCCTTTGTGGTTGCTTCTTGTGAAATCTCCTTCGGCACCGCCACCTCGATGGCAGCCATGAGGTCGTTAAGTTTGCCTGCGGCAAACTCCATAAGCATCCGGTTCCCGCTCACGCGGGCGGAAGCGTAGGCTTCGATGAGTTCTGCGAGTTGTTGTTTCATTCTGAGACCCCCAGCCATGCCAGCCATTGTGCGTGTTCAGCTTCTGCCAGAGCGGCGTGATCGAAGTCACCCTCGTCGGGACGAGCAAACACAACGCGCCGAATCGCATCGGCGTGCGTGAAGTTGTAGATTGCTTCGCCTTCTGTTTCTTGTAATAGCATTTTCATAAATTAGGTTGCGTGAATTGGGATCTTTCTCGACGTGCCGTTGATGCTGACAACAAGGTATCCGACTACTGCACCTGCGCCTGCGGTTGTCGTTGCGCTAGACATGGTCAGGTCGCCAACGACATGCAAACTGCTCGCGGGGCTATCAGTGCCTCCGATCGCGACGTTCCCGCCAAAGCGTGTCAAAAGCAAATTTCGCTTAGTTGCGGAGGCGTTCCCTGCGAAAACCTCAATAACACCGTTGTTTCCACTGTTATAGATGCCAACGGTTCCCTCGGTGGAGGATGGGTCTGCTCCGAATCGCCCAGCCCCCGCTACCTGAAACGCGGAAGCAGGGTTGGCGGTGCCAATTCCCAAACTTCCACCTGAAGTAAGCCGCATTTTTTCGGAGCTGTTGCTCCCGAAAACAAGTGTGCTTGGCGCTCCAGCAAACGATCCGCCAAGAAACTGGATATACCCACCGTTAAGCGACGATTCCCCGCCCCAAATAGTGAAGCCGCCGCTGTTGGAATTGCCGTGCATGTTGCCGACACCGGCCAAAGCGCCGCCAGCAATATCAATGCGACCTCGCGGGCTGCTCGTCCCAAAGCCAGCATTGCCGCTGGCGTCGATTCGCATGCGCTCGGTGGCGTTTGTTCCAAATGTAAGATTTCCCGAAGGCAAAACCAAAATCCTTGTTACGTCAGAGCCGTCTACATCAAATATCGCTTGAACGGCCGAATTGGCCACGTTCAAAAGTTCTAAGTGACCGCCTTCGCCTCCGCTGCCTTCTATTCTAACTACGCCACCAGCAACTTGTAATCTTGTGTTCGGCGAGCCGGTTCCAATGCCCACATTCCCTGCGGCGGTGATCCGCATGCGCTCGGCGGACGAGGTTCCAAAAGATATAACGCTCGCCACAGAAGGATGCGCGGACCCATACAATGACATGTAGGCACTGTTGGCAAAATCTAATCCGCCCCAAATGCTATATCCCGAAGTATTGGCTTGCCCAGCAATATTGCCCACGCCGGTCAACTGGCCATTGTTAATGTCCAAGGCGCTGCGAGGAGCGGCCGTTCCGACTCCAACATTGCCGGTAGTCACAACATTCTGACTCCCAAAGTTCGGGGCGATTTTGGTTCCAGCAATCGCTGCTGTGGCGCTAACATCGGCGTTGACGATCTCGCTGACGGTGCGGGCGGAATTCAACTTGGTCGGGGTCACGGTATCCCCAGAGGTGAAGGTGTAATTATAGGAGGCCATAGTAATTATGCTGCTGATCGGGTTTCGGTCGGAGGCAACGATTTGGGCGATGCCTCAATGCTGGCGGATCTGATTTCCGGCCGCCCGCCGGATGTTTCGTAAATGACTTCGGCGCTGTGCGCTTTGTAGCGCACCGGCGTCTTCATATTGTAGTCCTCCGGTCCAGCGGCGGCGTTGGTCAGGGTGCCGACGATGGTTTCGGTATCGGGATTGATCGTGCTGATCTTGGTTGTGACGCTGGCGCCTGCGGGAATAACAACATCGGCGATGGTGCGGAGGAATCGCTTGCTGTGCATGTCGCCGAAATCGTAGCGGCGGGTCCGGATGCTGCCGGTGATGGGGCTGGTGCCCGCATTGACTGCGTTGTCATCCAGTGCGCTGTCCTCTTGCTCTAGCAGATAGAGGTTGCCGGAACGTGGGACCGAGAAGACGCGGCGCTGGTTATCGTAGGTGCCGACGAGGATCTGGTTGACCGATGCGCTGGACGGATAGGTGTCCCTGTATTCCCATGCGTCTGTCAGGGCATTCCAAGCTATGACCAACTGGTTGCCGTCGAGCGGGTCGGCGCTGGTTGGGAGGGCAACGAGATAGCGGTTGCTGTGCCAGATGCCGAAGGCAGACTTTTCTACGCGGGACTGCACGACTTGGCTGAAGAGGTCGGCGATGGGTTCCGAGAGCGGCTTGGTATCGCCACGAACCTTGAGGTCGAGGGCGCGGTCTAAGCGGTAGATGCCTGCGTCTGAGAGGAAGAAGACAAAGTTACCGGCGGTGACGATGGTGTTCCTTGCGCTGCATCCGATCTCATTCGTCAGGAGCGTGAGTTGCGAGACCGGAGTGTCTACGCTGAAGTCGCTGCCATCGGTTGAGGCGAATTGATTGAGCGTGGCGAGCCAGATGCTCTTGCGGCAGAAGACGAGGGCTTGGCCTTCGACCCATGGGTGGATTGCCACAATGCGGTCATCGCCGCCAGCTCCTGCGCGGAAGCTGTTCCAGAATGGATCGTAGAGGTCGGGGTCGAGAACGTCGCTGATGCCGACCGTGTCGCGGGTCTTGGCAATCCAGAGACGGTTGTTGTGGTAGCTCGCCCAGCCGACACTCGGCATGCGGGTGTAGGTGACGCCTTCCGCTGGCACGCCTGCGGTGGCGCGGACGAAGTTGCCAGCGCCGCCGTCCCAATAGATCGGCGGCTTTGTTCTCCGCACCTTGATTCCTGCGGCGGCGTGGGTCGCTGTGCCGCTTGGGACGGTAATGGTGAAAGAATCCGTGGCTACGCTCTGAATGTCGTATTCGTGGCCGTCGAAGGCAGGCGTGGTGCTGCCTTCGATGCGGACGCGGGCGCCAGCCGGATAGCCATGGGCCGTGACGTTGACTGTGGCCGTCGTCGAGGAAACGGTGATGCCGGAGGCAGTCGTCAGCTTTTCCTCGTAGCCGGTGGCGGTGCGGGAGGCTTCGCGGAGGATATACAAGCGATCAAAGGCTTGTAGCACGCTGACAGTGTCGGTGCCTTCGATCTTCTCGGCGGGGCTGGTCGGAT